ACAGGGTCAAGGCCAGTGGCGGTAATGTTGCTGTTGTAGTCAGGGACAGGGTCACTGGCTGGGATGGTAAAGGTGACATGAGTGGCACACACCCAGGTGACGACGACGACCTCAGGTTCCTTGACCCACCAAATGTATGGGTGCTACTGAAGCCCATGGGTTCGGCAAGGACAAGCAAGAGTCGATTCATCCGTAAGGATCTGCGTGAGCAGAGGCTGCGGATTAGAGCGGCGATTAGATAGAGCGTCAGCAGGGGCTGCCATCAGGCATAGGACTGCTGACACAGGAGTGAGTGACAAGTCGCTACATATTGCACCAGTGCCCCTGGCAAGGGGTATAGGGATATGGCTCTGCCTCTCCTATGGGTAACACCCGAGTGACGCAGTGCATCAGCCCAAGTGGGCGAGCCTTCATGCTGGGGGATTCCCGAACGACCGTCGTAGTAGTCAGTGGTTGCTCATTGACGAATGCCGGGCAGTAGTAGTGCTAGGTGGAGTTGCCGAATCAACCTAAGTCGTTTGTCCACTCGACCATTGAAGAGGACATAGGTGGAGTTGCTGAATCAACCTAAGTCGTTTGTCTATCGACGAGATGAATAGACACGCCCCCTTGAGCGATAGAAATGGGTAGCGTCGGCCCGACGTGAGCGTGACAGATCTTACAGGGTTCAGCATGGTCAGGTGAGAGTGGGCGTTCCCCACTCAAACTGCTCGGTTCGGTTAGGGCAAGTAGTACTTACACCCCCCGATTAGTATCAAACGAGGGACTCCCCGCCAGGTGGAATAAGCATGGCTACAGCGGGGCAAGCCTGACTGTTTCGTTTTACAAACTGGTAGCAGAGAGAAGAAACAAGAGAGGTGGCTCATGGTGGGCTGCCTACGAGAAGAAGGAGTTGAGTATGACAGTAGGTATTGTTGAGCGTTGGTATCTAGTGGATACCAGGAACAACATCCTCGATTGGGATAACAACGAAGCCGTTGTCGAAGATGCAGTGGCCTCATACACCAAGCATATCGAGCGTACTGGGGAATCCGCCCGTGGAGGTGGCCTGCCTGGACCTGGAGGACACTGGTACCGAAACGAACTGAAACTAGAGGACAGAACTATTGTGTTGCCACTCCGTGTGGAGAAGGGGCGGCACGGTGACTTTGTTCTCGACCAAGTTTGGTTCCTGGAGGAGTACGACATGAACCTCATGCGTCAGGCGAAGGATATGCTCTGTGGCTTGGTGCCAGATGGAGAAGGCCTTGAGGATGATGACAAGGAAGACTTCACCTCGTTGGTGAGTCGCTTGAGTGTCCGTATTGCGGAGCATGAGGGGAAGTAATGGGTGACAACGAAGAGGCGACGTGGCTGGACATGGTCATGACTGTTGGGTTCTTGGTGAGCCTTCCAGCGTGGTACTTGGTAGCCATTTACTGCGGGAAGTGAGGAACAAATGCCAGAGAGGCATGAGGACGGGTCATGGAGTGGGGTGCCAAACGACAGGCCCCTCATGGGTGACCCACCACCTGGTCGGGAGAACGACACGCTCAACTGCTCAGAGTTGGTGACAGCCCTGGAGATTGCGCGTCTAGTACTAAGTCCGGGACATATAGAGAAGGCCACCACCTGGGAATCAATAGCATATCTGGGTGACCAGTTAGATATTTCCGACGCAGCCCTGAAGGCTCTCGGTATACGCCTGGAGCACGTGCTAGAGGTGCGGTGTTGGAACGAACGACCATGAGGGCCCCCGTGTGGGTGACACAGCATGACGGCGGAGGACGGGAGGTACCTGCCCACTGGGTGGGTACTATTGAGCGAGGGAAGAAGAAGGGTTGGTACAAGATTGAGTTGAGATCCAGGCCCCGGCTAGTAATAGTACGGCCCGATCGTGTCCGTCCTGCCAAGCCACACACCCTCGCTGAACGGATGCAGACAGGTGACACCTACCCTGGAGACCAGCGTCAATGGGACAACATCCAGGCAGGGAGGAACAGGCACCAGGACAAGCCATGACGGATTCTCAAGGACTATTCTGTCGTGAGTATAGGGCCATGGATGAGAGGTCTTTCCTTGGAAAAGGATCATGAACCGTCCTGCTGGGCAGGGCGGGCAGAGGGAAACCTTTGGAGAAGACGTGGGCCTATCCAGCGGAGGAGGAAGGCAGAGGGCATGACCACTGCTGACCTTGCTGCCAGGTTTGGGTTCAGTGACAAGTTCATTCAAGTAATCGAGAGGGGAGAACGCAGGTTGCCCATGAAATACCTGCACAAAATGGCTGCGGTGTTATCCGTTAGCCCATTGCAACTGAGTAAGGAGTTAGAGTTATGGAAAGCGATGAAGCCAGACCTGTACTAGACGTGCAGGCAATGGTTGAGAAGCGCAGGGTCAGGGGGCAGAAGACTGATCTGATTACCTGCTTCCACGCTATGCGGAACCTGAACCCTGTGTACAGGCATCGTGTTGCCTATATGGCAACCTATGCGATGGTGACTCAAGCGTCCAAGGACGTTGTGTTGTTGCCTTACGCCTACGAGCCTGATCACAGTACCCTTGACAACACGGGTATATCAGCAGCCAGCCAGCAGATTCTGGAGGGGCTTGACCACCACTTGATATTGAGGCACACGGGTAGGCCAACGGCTGCCGGGCCTCGCATAGGTGGTGTTGTGCGGTGGGTCACTGCCGTGATTCGTGCAGCGCAGATCGAGCCAAAGGTTGGCTATATTAGTCCGGGCTGGCAGAGAAGGATCGACGATCTTATTGCTGGACATATCTACTGGTGGGCTGCCAGGGACACGGTGCTAAGGCGTTGGTGGCCGGGTGGTATGAACAGTGGAATCCCAGAGGACGGGTTTGATTGGTTCTGGGAGAACGGTCTTGAAGAGTTAGAGAATAGGATGCGGTGTGGGCCGCTGTTTGTAAGTCAGAAGAAGGAAGTGGAGGAAGGGAGTAAGTAGCATGAGGGCAGTGAAGTGTTTGGCGATAATAGCCACGCTAATATGTGGTATCCTGATACCATTCGTTGGGTTCGACGCCTTTACTTGGTTCGTCGGCTCGTTGTTCGTGGCCTGTATGGCCTCTGGATTGGACAGGTAAGCAATGGCACTGAGTGAGTCGGCCTTGAAGCGGAGACACCGATACCTGGGTGCTAGTGACGTGCCGGCAGTGCTTGGTGTGAGCCCCTGGAAGAGCGAGAGCGACGTCTACTACAACAAGACGGCTGAGTTCGAGCAGGTAGAGAAGGAGTCGAAGGCGATACAGTCTGGCAACCTGCTAGAGGGTGCGGTGCTGGACTTCGCAGAGATCCACGTCGGCAAGTTGAGGCGTAACCAGTTCAGGGTACACCCGCACATTCGGTGGGCTTCAGCAACCATGGACGCTATCTGCCTGGACCTGGAGGACACCGGCGTCGAAGCCAAGACAACAGGGAACTCCGATCAGTGGGGTGACGAAGGGACAGACCAGATCCCTATCTATTACCTCGCTCAAGTGCAGTGGCAAATGTACGTTACGGGATACACCCGGATATACGTGCCTGTGCTCATGCCGGATTTTGCTTTGAGGTTCAAACTATACGTGGTAGACAGAGACGAGGAACTAATAGCCTCGATAGTGAAGCGGTGCTCCCAGTTCTGGGAGGAACACGTCCTGGCTAGGGTGCCCCCACCTGATTCAGTGCCAGCACCGAAGACGTTACAGAGAATGAAGCGTGTGCCTGAGAAGGTGACAACAATCAATGACACACTGGTCAGGGATTGGCAGGAGAAGAAGGCCGCCCTGAAGTTAGCGAAGGAGGGGGAGGCGTCAGCGCGTATGAAGATGATAGAGTCACTAGGTGACGCCGAGGTGGGGAAGTACACTGGAGGCGTGGTGAACTACTTCAAGAGGGAGCGGCGTGAGCACACGAAGACGGTCAAGCGGTCAACTTATAGAACCCTTGAGGTACGGGAAGGAGAAGGTGATGAAGTTTAGCCCGAGAGAGGTGGTGCTTGCTGCTTACAGAGAACTTGAGGCAGAGCGTGAGAGTAAGAAGTCGGGCACGACAAGGGGTGAGTACTTTGCCCACCTTGACGTGCAAATATCAGTCACATACATGGGACGCTTGCCGATCGACTACGGGGCAGAGTGTTATGTGAGTACAGACGAGCCGACCCGGTTGATACCGGCAGTGCGAGAGGCTTTTGAAAAGATAGCAGGTGCTGAGGATGTCTTCAGTGCCATAGATCATGAGTGTAAGAAACTGAACACGGAAGAAGGAACTGAGCATGGTGAGAGTAGACCCGACGGAGAAGAAATACACGACGCCGACGAAGAAGAAGACAGCGACGACGAAACGCACGACTACATATGAGAACTTCTATGAGGCGTTTGCTGCCGCCCAGGTGGAGTTAGAAGACCCGATCAAG